GGCGCTCCGGCGGATGCTGGTAGAGGCGAAAGTCGAAGGCTGTGGGCTCACGGTCCGCGTCGATGATCTCGGTTTCGCCACCCTCGGCTGCGGGTTCGGCTCTGGCCTGGACACGGTCGGCGTAGCCGGCGGCCACCGCTTCCTCGGGCGACATCCACAGCTCGGCGCGCATGTCGGCCCGGGCATCGTCCGCGCTCTTGCCGGAGCGCTCCGCGTAGATGCCCGCCATGGCGGTCGCGAGGGCGGTGAGCGCCTTCACCTGAAGCTCGTGGTCCGCGACCGTCCCGAACGTGAAGCCCGAGGGGTCGTGGATCATCATCAGGGCACCGAGCGCCATCACGATCTCATCGCCCGCCATGGCGATGACGGAGGCGGCCGAGGCAGCGATGCCCTCGACGATGACGGTCTTCTTGCCGGTGTGCGCCGCGAGCGCCGCGTGGATGGCCGCGCCTTCGGTGGCGATGCCGCCGCCCGAGTTGATCCGAACGACGACGTCCTGGCCGCGTCCGACCTGGGCGAGCGCGAGGATGACGTCGGAGGAGGTGAAGCTCTCGCCCCAATAGAGGTCGCCGACCGTGCCCGAGAGCACGATCTCGTTCCCCGTGACCATCGCTGGCATCGGCGGTTCCTACGGTGTGCTGGAGCGAGGCTCAGGCCGCGTGTGCGTCCGCGATCGGCGCCACCGCCGGATCCTCAACCGTTCCCGACATCGGAGGCAGGCCGAGCCTCTCGGCGCGATCCTTGTCCTCGGCGCGCCGGGCGTCGACTTCCTCGGGATCCTCGCCGCGCGCCTCGATCACGTCGGCCCGGGATGTGACGCCCATGAGCATGTCGAGCTCGTCGGCCTTGCGATCCTTCAGCGGATCGACCCAATCCCACTTCGGGGGCTGCCACTTCACGGTCGACAGGGTGACACGTTCGCGGGCGAAGCGCGTCGGGCCGAGCCCGGACACGGACCCTGCAAGCGCCGCCGTCTCGATCCAGCGTGCCCAAACCGGTCGGCACATCTGGAACACCAGGCACTGGTGCTGGAACTGCCCGACACGGCGTTTGTGCTGCAGCTCGATCCCGCGTTGGGAAGAGAAGTTGCCCTTGGACGGGTCCTCCGTCAGGGCGCTGTAGGGAACACCGCAGGCCGCCGCGATGGCGAGCAGGTTGCGGTACATGAAGGCCTCGTAGGAGCCGCCGACGTCGGCCGGCTCCGAGAAGGTCACGGTCTCGCCGTCGTTCAGCACCTGCATGGTGCCGGGCTCGAGGTCGGCGAGCGCGGTCTCGATGTCGTTCACCGGGCGCGGCCCAGCGTCGAGGAACCCGAAGGTGCCCATGCCGAACTGGTCGGCGATGGGGTTGTCCGTTCCGAGCGGAATCGGCGGCGGGTCGTTGCGCGCCGACTTCGTTACGAAGCCGGAGAACATCGCGGCGGTGCGCTTCCGGTCAAGTTCAGCGTCGTCGTAGCTGTCGATCAGGTACAGCCGCACCATGCCAGGCGTGAGCTGCGACTGGCCCCGGATCTGACCGGCCTCCAAGGGGCGGTAGAGGTGCAGGACCTCGGACGCCGGCACGACGGTGCGCTCCAGGCCATCCAGGTTGCCGCTGACCTCGGCCTCGCCGGGTCGGCGCTTCAGGAAGTGGTAGGCGACGCGTCGCCCGATGGCGTTGAACTCGATCCCGTGGCGGATCTCGTTCCCGTTCTCAGCCGTGACGGCGCCGTAGGACAGTGGCAGCTGCTCGCTCTCGATGAGCTGCAGCTGAAGCGGTACGCTCAGCCCATCCTCAGGGCGGCGGGGCCGAAACCGGACGAACACCTCGCCGGCCACGAACAGCGACCGGGCAGCGAGCGCCTGCAGGCCGTAGAAGTCGGTCAGGCCGTCGGCATCGCACTCATCGGTCCAGCGCAGCCACGCTTCTTTCAGCGCGGTCTTCAGCGTCTTGTCGGCCAGCGTGGGTGAAGGCGTGATGCCATCACCGACCGCGGCGGCCACGAAGTTCTCGGCCGCCGCCGAGGCGTAAGGGTTGTCGCGCACGAGCTGGCGGGCCCGCGCGCGCAGGACCGCGCCGCCCCGCGCCTGAAGCGCGTTGATGGTCGTGCGTTCGGCCGTCCAGCCGGCAAGCCGGCGCGACATGCGCGAGGCCTCGTAGCCCAGGCCGGGGGCGAACATGGCGGTTGCAGCGCCGCGCTCGGCCCGCGCCTCCATCTTCCGCTGCTTCTTCTTGCTCGCCACGGATCAGAGACCCTTGCGACCGATCATGCGGATCTGTCGGACCTGCGCGGCGGCTCCGGGGTCGCTGGCATCGCCGCCGCCCGTCTCCGCCAGCAACTCGTCGCGGCGCCGGTAGAGGCTCGTCAGGTCCCGCTTCACGAACCGACCCGAAGCGTCGCGCGTCTCGGCGATCGCCCGACCGAGCACGCGGTTGATGCGCTCGATTTCCGCGACCTTCTCGATCCGGGTCATCTCAGCCATGCTCAGCGTCCCATGTACGAGGAGCGGCGCACCGGCCGGGATGGAGGCGGAGGCGGAAGGCGAACCGGGCCGACCTCAGAGAGGCGACGGACGCGAATTTCGAAGTCGACGTTCGGGACGAAGTAACGGGCCGCGAAAGCGTAGACGGTGGCGTCGAGCGCCTCGGCCGCCGAGTTCTTGATCCGCTCGAACTTCCGGACCGGCCGGCCGGCGACGCGGCGCACGACCCGGCGCTCTGCGGTCAGCTGATCGAACCACGAGAGCGGCAGGCTCGACGAAAACCGGACCTGGTCCGGGTACCGAGCCAGCTTCGTGAACAGGATCTGCTTCACCTCGTCGACACCGACAAGCCAGAGCCGGCCTTGCCCGACGAGAGAGCCGCCGGAGACCTTGCCCTTCGAGGTCTCGATCACCGGACGCCGTCCCCAGACACCCTTGATGGCCAGGACGTTCCGGGACAGGCGCGGCCAGCAGAACGCATAGACGGCCTCGACCGTGCCGCCGTCTCCCGAATCCACGCAGGTGACCTCGATACCGAGGCCGCCCCCGAGCGGGTGCTTCCACCTCTGGAGCAGAAGCTCATCAAGCTCGCGCCAGACCATGCCCTCCAGCGTGTTGCCCCAGATCACGAAGTGGCCGAGGGCGTAGGCCGTGCCATCCTTGGCCCAGCCGTAGATCACGATCTCTAGGCGGTCGGGCTGGACGTCGACGCCGGCCGTCAACAACAGCACTGCCTCGGGCAGCTTGAGCTCGTCACCTTCAGGGGTCTCGACGTTGAGCCCGAAGGCCTCGACCCGGGCAGCCAGCGCATCGGCGGTGGTCTCGTCGACGCTGTCGGACCAGCCCTCGCCGAGCATGGTGTTGTGGAAGGCGCGGAGCAGGTCCGGCTGCCCGCTCGCGGCCACGTACTGCGCGGCCATCTCGGACCAGGACGCGTTCACGTGCGGCGAGATCAGCGCCGACAACGCGAAACCCGCGTGCCCCTTCACCTCGGGCTGCGTGGCGCGCCAGCGGCCATTCGCGACCATCTCGGACTTGCGCCGCTCTGGGATCAGCACGCCGCAGTTCGGGCAGGCCCAGGCCGCCGTCTCGGTCCGGTGTCGGAGCGTCCGGCCCTGAGGGTCCTTCTCCTTCTCCCACTCGATCTGCGACCACTTCGGCTCGGCGAACTCGCCGCACTCGACGCAGCGGATCTCGTAGATGCGCTTGTCGCTGGCCTCGTACTCTCGGCAGATCGTCGAGGTGTCCTCGTCCTTCGGCGTCGAGCCGCGGACGATCTTGCGGTTCGGGAACGACAGCGTCCGGTTGATCGCCAGCACCAGGGCATCGCCCTCGGCCGTGACCTCGATCGCGTCTTCCTCGTCGATGAGCAGGATCCGGACCGTGTGCGCCCGCAGGTTGCGAGGCGACCGAGCCGCATTGATCTTCAGCGATCCGCCGGGGAATCGGCGGTAGCGCATCGTGTTGCGACCGCTCTCGTCGGCATCGGTGGACAGGATGCCCGCGACGACGGGGCTGGCCTCGAAGATCGGCTCCAGATCCGAGACCACGAACGAGCGGCAGCTGTCGTCTGTCGGCAGCAACACCATGATCGGCGCTGGCTCGTTCACAACATAGCCGGCGATCGCGCCTACAAGGATCGTCGTGTAGCCGACGCGGACGCACTTCTTGACGGTGACGCGCGGGATGGTCGGGTCGCCGATGGCGTCTGCGATCTCGCGTTGGAAGGCCCACAGGCGGATTGGGCCGGGCTCGGCGACCAACCCGTCCGGGAGGCAGAGCCCCTTCTTCCGCCCGCTCTCGATCCACTGGGACAGCGGCAGCCGAGGCGGGGGCCGAAGCTTCGACAGCGCTCCGGAGACGGTCTGATCAAGCAGCGCCGACATCGTCGCCCGCGGCTTCATCCATGGCGTCCCGCACGACCTGGTCGATCTCCTGAACCTCGTGCGGAGTGAGGTGCGAGAGCCGCATCGCGATCTTGCCGGAGACGGCGAGGAACCGGGCCCGGAGCTTGACCATCTCGTCAGCCCAGCGCCGCTCCGCGACGGCCGCGTCGATCATTCGACCTGCGGCCTCCGCGTGCGCTCGGTCCCTCTCCCACGTCTGGACGATCTTCTCGGCCGTCCGGGCGTGGTTGAACGTCAGCTCCTCGCCGTCGGCGATCGTCACGCCTTCGGCGGCCAGGATCTCCCGGATGCGGGTGCGGGCGAGTAGGGCTTCGGTGGTAGCCTGGGCCGCGATGGCGGGCGGAACGGTGGGCTGCGTACCCTGCGCACCTGTGCGCACCACGGTTCGCGCCGGGTCGGTGGTCTTCTCCCAGGCCTCTCGGACCGCCTTGGGATCCAAGGTGCCGTCCGGCTCGGCGCTGATGCGCCCGACCTTGAGGGCCTTCCGGATGGCGGCCTCGGACACGCCGATGATCTTGGCGCATTCCCGCCGGCTGACACCCACCGCGAACCTCGAAATTCGATCTTGCCCAGAGCGAAGGGCCGCGCCTCTACAGCCCGCAAGGCCGGCGAAGGCTGGGGAGGACCCGCTCTCACGAGGTGGCTCTACTGATGCGGGTCGCGCCGACCCCTGACAGTCCCACCCATCCGCCGGGCCATGGCCTCGACGTCCTCGACGGTGGTGCGGATCACTATGCGGGCCGCAGGTGCGATGGTGCCGGGTGTGCCCCGCAAGGTGGAGCGGATGGCGCTCCCTATGGCCGTGCGCCGCTCTGAGCAGCGGCAGGGCATCACCGCCGCCCCGTCACAGCCTCACCCACCAGATCGAGCCACAGCACGAAGCCTGCTGTCATGACGGCGTGGCAGAGGTTGGCGTAGGCGATGAGGCGGGGATCGGGCATCGCGGGCTCAGGGACGCTTCGCGCGGGGTGTCGGATCGGGTTCCCCTGAGGGGCTCAACCGTCCACATCACGAGCCCGCGCATATTCTTCGTCGGCCGGCGATGGGCGAATGATAGGGCCAGCCTATTGCCTGTCAAGCGCGCGATTGCCGCTACGCTGCCCTCTCCACATCCTCCAGGGCCATCCGCACGTCGGTCTTCCGGCCCATCAGGCTCAGCTCGACAATGCAGTGACCGGTCTCTGCGTCCAGCGCCACCATACGTCCGGTGAACATGGCGAAGGGACCGCCGGTGACGCGCAGGACCTCGTCGGGCTGCAACTCGGATCCGGTGACGTCGGTCCGGCCGGTGGTCTCCTCCCGGGCGAGATCCTCAACCCAGTCGAGGCCCTTGTCGTTCAGGCGCAGAGGCTTGCCATCGGACGTGCCGAGGATGCTGACGAGGCCATGGATGTTGCGGCCTTCGATGTTGCGCTCGCGTAGCTTCGACAGCCACCCGTCTGTCATGCCGCCTGGGATGCCGACGAAGATGTAGTGGCGCATCCTGGGTCGCTGGTACTCGCGGCGCGGCATGCGCAGATTGGCGCGCTGCGGCCGCCGCCAGAAGAACTCGCACGGCACGTAGGCAAGGGCCTTCCGCCCGCAGTCACCCGGGCAGAGCATGTCACGAATCCGCTCGGCCGCCCGGATCTCGCCCTGCGGGATCGTGGTGCACACGTACCAGCGGATGCCGGCGGATCGGAT